CTTCTTGTCCATCCGCTCAATCTGATTCTGTATGTGTAGCAGATCCGCCTTAAGCACCTGCACTTCCATCTGCATGACATACTTGCTTTGCTCAAGCTCATGCAGACTGTTTTTTACAGCCCTGTAATCCATGCCAACAATAGAGATGACGACACCAATGATTGCTTTTATAGCTAGGTCAAACCAGTAACGTAATTGTGTGAAATCTTGATCCGTCAATGTACCCTCCCGCCGCCATAGCTATCTATTACTACTAGCTCTGCTTCGGGGGTGTTTCCCATTAGTTCTAAAAACCTAAGAAACGCCGACTTACTAGCCAAAATTGCATTATCAGTTCCAGAATGACCAAACTGTAAACCAAGCAATATGCAACCATTGGTGTCCTTATGAGTATTACCAGCGTGAAACAAAATGTGGCTACGCTCTGGCACGTCCATAATCTGATACGTCAAACCGAAACGAGGACTTTTAACGGGCTTAACTCTATACCTACCCACAGGAATACAACTGATCTGTTTCTCGTTAAACCGCCAAGCATCTTCCAAAGTTACAAACTCAGGCGAGCCATCCACGCATAAGACTCCCAGAGTCGCACCGTTGTGTTCGGTCACTCTGACGAGTCTTAGCTGTTTCATGCTTCTAGTTCCGCTACCCTAGTTTCAAGTGCCTCTACCTTTGCGTTTAGTTCTTGAATAGCTTTGAACGCAAGCGAAACCATATTGCCATAAGCAAGAGCGTCTGGTGTTCCATCATCTGCGTATTGCACAAATTCAGTGAGTCCGATGGCATCAACTTCTTCGGCAATCAAACCACCAAAAATAATATCGCCATCGTTTTTGCCTTTATAGGTTACGGGACGCAACTGCAAAACTTTAGCTAAGCCATGAACAGCATCTTCTACATCTGTTTTGTATTTTAATGATGATGATTGCCGTTGTAATGTTCCATTCGACAAAACAACGGTATTAGCTGCTATGCCTGTTGTGGCATTATAAGGAGACTGTGCTGCTGTGCCCGTTTGGAATGCTCCATCTGATCGTATTTGCAACAATGGAGTGCCAGAACTATTTTCACCCCAATAAGCATAGGAAGTTGAGTCGGCGGTTTGACTTTTTACATAAACACGAGCCGTTCCTGGCGAGGATGTTCCGATGCCAACATTTCCGTCGTTGACAATTCTTATGCGCTCCGAGCCGCCACTTGTACCATCTGCCGCAGTTCCAAAAACTAAAGCCATCGGCATGTCGTTTGAAGAACCAGGTGTGCCGTTTATTACGGCACCAAAATAAGCTCCACGCTCATAACTGGTTCCATTAGCGCCATAGAAGGAAATAAGACCTGTTGTATCTCCATTCGATACTATTGTGTTGGTGCCAACTGTAGCTCCTCTTGATTTTTGAAGCCGTATTTCAGAACCATTAACATCAGCACTAAAATTAGTAGTAGAATGAATGTTTGCAGTTGATTGAATATCAAAGAAGGTCGCTGGCGCAGTTGTACCTATACCAACCCTGTTGTTTGTCCTATCTACGAATAATGGAGCACTAGCGATGTTAGTAATTTGGAAGTTAGTGCCATCGTAAATTACTGACACAAAATCATTTGCCTTAAACTCATTACCAGCAAGGGCAGTCCCCTGACGCTGCATGGTAGTTGCTGCGGTGCTATCAATTTTAAGCGTAGCCGCAGCCCCATTGGCAGCATTAGCCTTAAATGTGTATGTAGCTCCAGTAACTAAAGTAGTAATGGTCGGGGTAGCCGTGACAGTAAATGCTGTGGTTGTGCCTCCAGTTGTTCCCAAATAACTAGAAGTTCCATCCTGTACCTGTCCCAGAATGGCAAGATCGGAACGAGCTGTACCAGCAGCTACGTTGGTTACTTTAAAGCCACCGATGTTGAGATTTCCTGTAGCAGCGTTAGAGCCATCTTTGTTCAAGCATTGGTTAATGCCAGTAGCAAAGTCGTTATCCTGCGTGTCATGACGACCAGCCTCAATGCCGATACCTAGCGATGCGTCACCAGTCCATCCGCCAGTTGCTGCGTTTCCTTTAGTATATGTCCCTCCGCTCCACATATTTATCTCTCCTATGTGACTTTTAATAATGTTTTTAATTTTGATTGTATTTCATTTGTGCTTGTTTTTGCTTTTGCTAAACTATCTTTCATCTCTTCTAAAAACTGTCGCTGTTCATCTATAATCGTTTTACTTTTACCTTTATCAAATGCTCGTTGCACACGTTTACGAGCATCATCAAGTAATTTCTGCCTTAAGGCTTCCGTTTCTTTAGCAGATTGAAGCAAATTGCTGTAATACTGTATTTCGTTTGCACGAACAGCATTTCTACTTTTTAGTATTGTTTCAGCCAGCTCTGGTTTTAACCCTGTTTCAGTTATAAACTTTTCAAGTTCTACTGTTTTATTTGCATCGGCTATTTTTGATGCGTCAGATAAAGCATCAACAATTTTAACTCCTTTACGCAATCTGCTGGCTGCGCCAAGTATAGGAATAACGCCTAATGCGTTAATTGCGGCACCGCTATAATCTCCCGCTTTTGCGGATTGAAATGTGTCTTTTGCAGAAATTATTTCGCCTGTAATTGGAGCCACTGAAGCTATGGTTTCTGCTACTTTTAAAACTTTATCGACATATTCTCTTGTTTCTTTTGGCACTTTAACGAATTGTTTTATTTTTTCCCAGGTTGGAGTTTCGCCCTTTGCCTCTATTTTTGCTACTGCATTTGTAACATTTCTTGGTCCCCAGTTATACGCTGCTAGAGCAAGCTCACGACTGCCAAACTTGTCTATCTGCTGTTGCAGGTAACGGCTACCACCTTCCACGTTCTCTGTAGGGTCGCTAGGATCAACGCCAAGCTCTTTTGCTGTGCCAGGCATAAGCTGCATTAAGCCCCTGGCTCCTTTGCCACTAACGGCATCTGGTTTACCTGCCGACTCAACTTTTATAACAGCTTTTACCAAATCAGCTGGAGCATACTGCTCACCAGACGGGATGCTGACGTTCTGCTTGCCTATCTTCGTTGTAGTTGCTGGCTTTGTTGGTGTCGTGGTAGCAAATAAATCTTCTGCATCAGTCATCCAATCTGATGAGTCTGTCATACCCGCCAAAGCACTTGGAGATTCTGGCAAAATTTGCGGCACTGATTCTGGTGTTGCCTGTAAACTTGAAACTAAGCCTCGACTGACAGCAGCTATGTCTCCAGCACTTATTGGAGATTCAAATCTGCTCGCTGATTTCAACAATGAACCGAGCAATCTTTGTCCTCTTGGTGTAGCTAGTGCAGCTAGTCCCGCTGCTCCTGTTACACCCAATGCTGGATCGCCCATCACGGTGCCAAGTGCAAGTCCTCCTGCTAATCCTGCACCACCCGTTGTATAAAGTTGCTTGAGCACTCTGTTGACATCAAACGCTGCTTCGCCCTGCGCTAAGCCTCTTTTAATAATCGGCTCGACAACTAACAAATCAAGTTTATCTTGGTTTAGTGCTTTTACTTGAGGAGCATATGTCTCAATGTGCTCCTTCATGTCTTTGTATAAAGCTCGCCAAAAACCAGGATCGGATTCAGGTGAATTTTTCCAATTCTCCCCAACAACTTTCTTTTGTTGATTTAGATACACCAAGCTCCCTTGCCCCTCTCTAGTAAGGGCGTCAGAAAAGCTGGTAACTCTGTTGAGATATTTATCTACCTCATCAGCGCCAATTTTTTCTTTTATGTAATTTAACGCATTATCAAAACTTGGATTTGGAATCTTGCCAGCCTTTTTTTCTGCTTCTCGCAGAACAGTTTGAATCTGTTCTTCTACGCCTTCTTTAGCTGCTTGCAGGTTGCCGAATTGTTCGGCGGCATCAAGCGATTTGCCTAGCACATTTTTTTCGATGACGTTATCTAAAGATTTTTTTGTTTGGGTTTCAAAACTTCCATCTACTGTCTCAATGATGGAATTTTTAGCAAACTTTCCATAGTCGCTTACCCTAGCGCCTAACGCTTTCCGCAATAGACCCTTTCCAGTTTCAGAAAAAACTGGAGCAAGCAATCTGCCTCCTGCGCCCAATCCACTAAGAACAGTCTCAATTCCTGCACCTGTGATTGTTGGGGCAACTTGCTGTTCCGCTACTTGCATCAAATCAGCTTCTTCACCAGCAGCGGTTTTGCCAGCTAATCCGCCAAGAGTTGAACCGCCAAAATAACCTAACGCTCCTCCCAAAATGCTTCCAGCTGGAACTGACAAACCCCATGTAAAAGGTGCCAATGGCAAGCCAGCAGCCGCACCAGCTTTTGCTCCTACTAATCCTCCTGCCAAACCTGTGCTTTCTTGCGCTACACCTTGCAGCGTTGGAATCCATGATGCAGCTCCACCTTCAGACACAACTGGGCTGGGTGTTGCCGTTGAAGTTGGCGTTGGTGTGCCAAACACGGATTCTGCTTCATTAAGCCAGTCAGCCATTATTGTCCTTTAGCTGCATCCAACAGCGCCTTCAGAGTAGTTTTTTCTGAGTCGGTTATCTTTGATTTCCAATCAGATCCGTATTTAGCAATCAAACTATTGTAGTAGTTTTTTCCTGCTATTTGGGTATTTGGTGCTTGTCCTGTTATTCCAGGGGCAGAAGTCAACTTACTCTTTAATCTATCAGCTATCGATGATGTACCTGAAATCATGCCCAATCCAGGAACGGTTGGACCGAGGATCGAATCTAATTGTTGTTGCAAATCTACGTCACTTAATTGGCTTGTTTGACCAGACACACGAGCCAAGGCGGCTAGACTTCCTTTTAATTTGCTAAAAGCCAATTCAGCTTTGGAACCTGGAATTACACTTTCATATTTGAATTCTGCGGCGTTCATGTTCAAATCTCGAAAAGTCTTTTCCAAGTCTTTTACAGTTTCAACGGCGTTACGTTGTTGTTTTGCTCCTTCTGATCCTTGTTGGGCAGCTTCAGTTTTTAGTCTATCGATGTAAACTTGCTGGCTTTGCTTCGGAGTTAAACCAGGAATTTGTGGAATCCCTTCCGTTGATTCTTGCTTAAACATGGATTCATATTCTGCTGGAATGAGTCCTGATTGTATGCCAGCAACTAAAGCAGCTTGTTTTAGTTGATTTTGCTGTATTTGCTGACCAGTCTCGCTAAGCTCAAATTCAGCCAACGCCTTTTTCTTAGCTACCTCTTGCCCAATCAATGCGTTTTGAATTGCCTGTTGTTGAGCCAGTGCAGTCGAAAGGCGACTAAGCCTCGTACCTACCCCACTCTCCAAAACATCGCTAGGAAGGCTTTCTAGGAAGCTCACACGGGCTTCTGGCGTCTCTGCTCGTAGAAGCTGATTAGCATAACGCTGGGTCTGAAGGCTTAAATCGTTAGCCTCTTTTCTAGCTTGATAACCAAGCAAGGACGCTACAAGAGCACCGCCGAGAGTCACGCCAAGGTTAGACAAAGGGCTTGCATAGGGATTAGTCAGCGAGGGTAATGCTTGCGCTATGCTTTGAGCACCGATGCCGTAATAGTTCTCTGCTGGTGCAAAGTTCAAATCACCTAATGCGCTTGTGTAATCTAGGTCAGCCATAAGTTACCTATACATATTACCTATGATTGCACTACCAATAGCTTGTCCAGCAGATGTAATTCCAGTGTTTAAGGCGCTGGGCTGCTGTTGCTGCGGAGTGTATTGACTTATTATCATATTTCCTAACTGCTGATTAAGGGCGTTGGTGCCTCCTCCACCGCCGCCTCCACCCATTTTTGCCAACCTTTCCTGGAACTTTCGCTGTCGCTCTGCCTCTTGCTCTGCCCATTGTCGTTGAGCTGTATCAGAGTAGATGTTGAGGAACGGCTGTTGTAACTGACTTGGCAACAGCGCACTGCCAGTAGCTTGTTGGTAGTATTGCTGTTGAAGTGCGTTTGCACCAGTCATGGCAGCGTCACGAGCGTTTTGCCTTGCCGCCTCTTGTGACTTGTAAAGATTCTCTTTCAAAGACTTATAAGCCTCTCCCGATGGATCCAATCCACGCTCTACGAGGCTTTGCTCTAACTGTTGCTGCTCTCTGCCAAACTGCTCTGCGCTCTGTCGCTCGAAAGCACCGTATATCCGCTCGTACTCTCTTTGTCGTCCTTCCTCAAAAGCTGGCTGATACTGTTGATAGAACTTTGTAGGATCAAACTCTTGAGCTTGCTTAATGCCTTTCTCAACTACGCCACCGAGTCCTCGCTCAATTCGTTTCTCCTGATTTGGTCCCTGGCGTTCAGTGAAGTTTTTAATGGTTGTATTGATCCGATTGGTTTTATATCCCAGCCGTTGACCCATCTGGCGAACTTGTTTAACAGCTCTGTCGTATTCAGGTGTTCCTGCTTCCAATGACTCTAATTTTCTAGCATTAGTCACATAGGTACGCCTTGCAGATTTAAGTGCCTCTGCGTCTACCTTTGGTTCTTTGTTTAATGCAGTTTTTCTAGCCATAGTTAGACCTGTCCACCCATATCGTAACGTATTTCAAAACCAAGTATTTGCATGGTTGAGTTCTTTATAGAACCCCCAAAACGCACCGCCGCACAGTGCCCCTGCCCCTTGGCAGCGTACCTATCAAAGACGTATTCCACCTCAGCCGACCAAGGACTACCCCAGGGGCTACCCCACGGCGTAAACGTGCCTGAAGGTGTAGCAACTGCCGTGACGGTTGCTTGCCGCTTAAAGTCCGTATCCAACCCAAGGTTTAAGGTAATACCTCGTTTGACCTTTACGATTGGGCGAATGTCCTTGAAGGCTTTGTAGTTAGCTCGTGAACCGTAGAAGCTAAACGCTGTACGCCCGCTATAAGCTATAGACTGGCTTTCTGTGGCAGTTACAGCATCAGCCTGACCTGTCTCACCCTCCCAAACTATGCCCGTTGTAGAGGCGTAATAGGGCTTACGATTGAATAGGCACGAGCTGAAAGAATGTTCATCATTGTATAGCTGAAATTGTGTCCAGCCCTTTGTGTCGATGGAATAGACCAGGAATCGGCAAGCGTTATCGGCTATGGGTAACGTAACGTACACTCGCCTACCCTGAGCCCAAAAGAACCCTGACCACTGATGGTCAAACGGGAACTGGCTAGCTGTCTCTGAGATGAGCGGATTTATCTTCTGACTGACGATCTGTAACGCCGCTTCTGGGTCGCTGGTAAATAAGCCAGACAACGGAACTATACCTTGTTCAGTGATAACCCATACATCGTTGTTGACTCGGATAAACGCTCTATAACCTAGAGGTCGTCCGATATAATAACGAGCTACCAGTGCCCATGTATTAGGATCACCAGCATAGAAACCAGTGTAAAAGACAATCTCACCTAGGCTACTTAACGCCCAAAAATACTCCTGGCTAGTCATGTTGGAGTTAGTGCTGAACGTACCAATGCCGACTAGGTAGCCACCCTTTGTGAAAACATATTGGAAATCAAAGCTAGTTAATGCTGGTGTTGCTGCTGTACCAGTTACTTGTAAGCCGCCATACCAAACTTTAGCGGTGTTTTTTTCAACGAAGTAAAGGCGCTCTTTATAAGCCGTTACGTTTATTAAGTTGCTAAGGGTAACGCCTGTAAAGGTAACATCGATGACGTTGCCTGTGCCCGTATAAACCTTGGCATTGTCTACGCCATTACAGAGGTAAAGATTATTGGCGTATTGAACCGTTTGGAACTGAGCATTGGTAACGGTCGTCGCTCCAGTTACATCACTGACAACCCCAGCACTTGTTATGGCATAAATCTTGGAGCTAGTAGTTGCGACGATTTTAGTTGTCGCATCTTTCAAATCTATGGATGCAATAGTGTTAATTGGCGTAGCTACACCAACGTCAGCAAATTGCTCATAGCCAAGCCTAACAGTTGGAGCCCCTGCGCCTGGGAACACATTTACGAGTTCCAGAGCATAGGTAGGCTCCATGTTATCTATTGGACTTACTACGTCCAAACCGCTGTAAGGCGGCGGCATGGTAAAGCCCTGAAAAGCCATTAGCTTGTGTAACCTCTAAATTTGCCGTTTTGTTGCGCTAGCATTTCAAAGGGCGATAATCCAGGAGGACGATAAGGTTGTTCTGCTACCAAACTGGGCACACCTGGAGTCATCGCTGGACCCTTTGGCATAACGGGCGAAAACTGTTGTGGCTGATTAGCGTATGGGTTTTGACCTTGTGGCAATTCCATTGGTCCCATAAATGACGGTCGTTGATATGGTGCCATAGGTTGTTGATCATTCCATGTTAGAGGCGGTCCCATTTGCGGTGTACGCTGTTCCTGTGGTTGTCGCCCAAGAATCTCATCAACTCTACGGTCCCGCTCTGGCATGTAGTCCATCGTCACCACGCCACCACGACGAATTGCCTCAGCTCTTTCTTGTGCAGCACGCTCTACATCTAAGTTGCCTCGAAGTGCACCCTGTCGAGGATCCATGTACTCACCAGTCCTCTCATCGAAATTAGGTGTGCCACCCGCAAATACTGGATTGCCCTGTCGTAAACGCTCTTGAGGATTAGGACCAACAAAAGCCCTTTCAAGAGGATTAGGACGAGGTGTGCCTGGCAAGCGTTGCCCCTGTGGACCTACGAGCTGACCTGCGGTGTTACGATACACGCCAGGAGATAAACGCTGAAGCGGTCCTGGACCAATTAAGCCAGGCGCTAGCTTTGGCTTTGCTGGTTGATATCCACCGCCTTTCGGCATCTCTTTTAATGCAGTCTTTCTAGCCATTTTTTTCCTTTGCCTTCCTTACAGCTCTATTTAATGCTTCCCTGAAAGAACCACCGCCACCTTGATCCTCAGGCGCTGGAATAGGCTTTGCCTGTGGTGGTGGCATCGGTGCTGGTGGACGCACTTGCGGTTGTCCTTGTGGCGGCTGACCACCAGCAGATTGAACCAAGGTAGATTTGCCCAACATAGCATTGATATTAGCCAGCACATCTTCTTGGCTTTTAGCGTTAGATGTCACAGCGTTTACCAACATTCCAGTGTACTGCTCTGGCTTAACTTTACCGCCAACACCCTGATAAATGTTGCGAATCATGGGATCGATTTGTCCTACTGCGTATTGAGCAAGAGGATTAGAGAAGTCTACATCCCAAGTGTTTCGCTTAGTCTTACCATCGATGTTGGTGCCAACGTTTTGATATTTAGTTTTGCCATCTAAGCCGATGTTAAATTGCGATCCATCGGCGAGAGTAACATTGTACTTGTCATCAGCTACATTAGTTGCCTTGAGCAATCCACGGAAGTCATCACGCAGCAACTGAGCGTCAGACTTACCAGTCGTCATCATTTTGCCGATAGAGCGTTTGCCCATCAGTCTCAATGCTAAATCGGGACCAAATCCAGTAACCGCCATGACACCCAAATTAGTCCAATCTTCTCTTGTTCCTCTACCTCTTATGATATCTTTCATGCCGCCTTCCCACATTGAGGAAAGTGCGGCTGCCGTTGCAGCCACAGGCAGCGCTACCGCTCCAACTGTTCCCAAAGTGCTACCAGCTCCAGCAGTTCCTGCTGTTCCTGCCGCTGTGCCACCGACGGTTTTTGCTCCCAACAATGTTGGAGTTGCAACTGTTGTTCCTGCTGTTCCTCCACCAAGCGCAGTTGGCATAGCGACGGCTCCAGTCGTTCCAGCGCCGCTACCGAATAAACCAGCTATATTAGGAAATCCAGCAAGAGCTTCCCTTGTCAGCAGAGCACCGCCAACAAGTCCGCCTGTTTGCGCTAACGCTTGTTGTTGCCCTTGTGATGCCTGATCTTTGGCTCGATCCTCTGGTGACTTTGGTGGTCCAAATCTCTGCTCAACCATCTGAACAGCTTGCATGGGGCTTGCCCCTTGAGTTTGCAACCAGAGGTAATAAGCCCGTGGATCATTCTGTACAATCGATGGCTCTTGTCCGTTCATAATTAGATCCACGTCCCAAACACTGCTACACCATTTCTAGCAAAGAGATTTTCTCTTACTGTTCCACCTGCGTAAATTAGCTTACCAACTTGATCACGGCTATATTCCTCGTGCAGTTGAATATCAAATCGAGGACGAATACTGTCTAGTCCGTGTATCTCAGCAAACCGCTCTAAAATGCCCTGCTCTAACAACTTCTCAGGGAAAATGCTCATATCGGTGTCAGCAAGAAAAGTATCGTAAGCACCAGAATAATAGGTCCAACTAACACCGCCATCCGATACAGTGCCGCTAGTATGTGTTGGAGCTGTTGAACCAGTAGTTCCTCCTGCGCTAGTTTGATAATAGTTACCGTTATAAAAGCAGTAACTATTAGCTGCAAATGATGTAGAGGCAGTCCAAGTCTTAGGTCGAACGCTTCTGTCGGCGATATACTCGAAAATGATAATATCACCATTGTTCTGTGCTCCAGGCGTAGGACTGATCAATAGCTGATCGTTGGAAATACCTCGTATTTGAAAGCGTTGATAAATTGTGGTGTTAAGTCCAAAACCCCGTACATCGGCGTACTCTTGCTCGCTCATTGGACCTAGCACTCTCCAACGAGTCGATGAGTTCCAAAAGGTTTCGTAGTGATAGTAAGAAAATGCAGCTGGTAAAGCGTACGTTGCAGTACCACTCGCCAGCGTGATAGAGCCTGAAGCGTAACACTTGGTCCAAGGGTATGCTTCAAAGATGTCACGGTTAATACGATTAGCAATAGCGAGGAGCTGTTTGGTGGTCGTTTCGTTTGAGGTCAATATATTTGACTCAACTGTATAGCCAGCCTCGTTTGCAACATTCGTAATAACCGTGGCAATCGTCATACTTTTCTTGGTCTACCTCGTGTTCGTGGAGCTGACTCAAGTTCATCTTGAGCCTCAATGATCCCTTCTTCCAAAGCCTCATCAGGAATGGATTGGATCACCTCCTTTCGTTTGGCACGAAGGTCGATACCCTCGTTGGCTTCTACTCGTTGCAGTAACAGCTCAAGTTTGTTTTCCAAACTCTCTGTTCTGGCTTGCTCTCGCTCAAGCAACTGACGAAGTTTGACCACTTCGTTCTGGTCGCTATTTGCAGCTTCTAACCAATCTTTTGCCAGTTTTGTAAACTTAGACAAGGGACCAAGTTTGCGCTTGGCTTCATCTGTTGCAGAAGCTAGCTGCTCTACCGTCTTGAATCCAAGATACTGAAGCTCTCTCATAGCTGAACCAGTCATGAGTGACCACTCAGCAATAGGCGTGCCCTCTGCCACAGGCTCGCTCCCAGCGATGAATCTTTGGTACATCTCTGGGTATTCCTGCATGTCTTGAGGCTCAATACGCCTTACCGTCTCATCCATGCCTGGAAACTGAATAGAAATGGATGGAATCTCATCAAAGATAGGTCGCCCCTCTTTCATGGATTTTTCACGGTTTTCGTTATAAGCGTAGAAGAACTTAATGTTAGCGCCAGAATAACGCTTTTTATTCGGTTGTTTGCCTGACATTACACTTTGCCAGTCTATTTGTGCCATGTGCTTTCTCCGTAAATAGGCTTGACTGCCTACCTACTTATAGCATTAGCCTTCAATAACGACCAAGGTATTGATTGGTGAGCCGCTGGTCTGGTAAGCCGTGATTGCTCCAGCGGGTACAAACCCCTCTGTAAATCTGAGGCTATTCAGTCCTGCGGTACTTTTCAGTACAAAACATTTATTGGTCGAAGTCGGGGCAATTCCAGTAAGGGTTTGTCCTTCAAGACCAATGGCAATATCTGCTGCGCTATTGTTTTGAATAACTAGACACTTTCGAAAGCTGTTAGCTGCAAGAACCGTAGTGCTTGTGGCAGTTGCGATTGTTGGAGTGGCAGTTGTTGTATTTCCAGCGTATGCGGTCATAGATTACCTTAAAAATAATAGGGGGGATTGCTCCCCCCTTGTAACTACAACGCCTTAGTGAACTTGAGGTAGTAGAAAGTCACGCCATTGGACACAACTACGAAGCAGTTAGTGTCAGTGTCGTTATCCTTTACGATACCTACAAATCCAGTTCCAACAGTCGCAGGAGCACCGAACGAAGTTGTAAGCTCTGCATTTGTTGGAGTAGTGTCGTTTACATTGTTAATTGCCATTTTGGTACGAACGCCACCTGCTGTAGCAACTACAGCGTTGGTGCTCGTAACCGTTGTGAAAGTGCCGTTTGACACCTCCACAGCTTGCTCTGGTGGCATACCGAGCCCGATCAGATTGATTGTACTTGGCATAAGCCCTCGCAAATGTGGGGGGCTTTTACACCCCCCAGTTTATTAGTTCACTTTCAAATGCCCTAACGATGCAAGCTCTACAGCCGCTGCCGGAGTAGTGCTAGCAACGCCAACAACGTAAGAAATCTTAGTTGTTGAAGCATCATCAGCTACACCTGCCGTTGCAGTTGTATTCAGGTTATTTTTAGCAACGTAGTTTGCAGCTACCTTGCCCTTAATACCTTTTCCAGCTCCACCGCCGTTAAGTCCACCGACCCATACCCAAAGATATTCGTCATTAGCAGCAGCTACCTGAGCTACGCCAATAAGAAGTCCTTGAGAGCCAGCGTTTGTGGTTGTCAACATAGCTGCCTGACCATCTGCTTCAATTTTTACAAAAGCATACTGGTCGATAGCACCATCAGCCTGAACAAATACAAACTCGCCTTCTGGACCACTTCCTACGGCGGTTAGGCGCGCTGGAAGTGCAAGGTTATTTGCAGTTGTAAAGGTAGTTTTATAATTTACACCAAACGATCCACTGAATGACATATTCTGTTACCTCCCTAATTAAGCGTAAATAACAGCTTGAAGCGCAGGTGCAGAACAGCAGAGGTTTCCTTCAACGA